GATATTGTATTTTCCGGCATACCAATTATATTAAACACGGCAACAGTCGGATCAGCCCTTTCTCCCAAGCGTAAGCTAATATCACTCATCACTCTTACTTTCGGCATATAAATTAAATTCGTATAATTTATGCCGTCATTTTCATCCTTGGTATAAAATTTTCCTTCCAAGGTGAACAATCCATTAAAACGCTCTTTTTGTATATTATAAATAAGTGCTTCATTCTCATATTCATAATAATAATCAACAATATATTGTTTTGTTGAATCCGCAAGTTTTGTCAATTCTTTGTCTTCATATACTTGCACGCAAGGGCGCTCTAAAGTAGGATCAAAGGGATCCATTTTCCCATGAATACGTTTGCCATAAACTTTCTTTTGTGCAACATCACGAGTATATTCATAAATAAATGTTTTTTTTCTATCAACGCCGACTGGCCAATTATCTAAAAATAATTGATGATCACTATCTAAATCATATGGGCCTTCTCTACGTGGAACTAAAATAGATTCTCCATGAGGCTTATCTGTTACATTCGCACTGAATAAAATTCCCATACTAATTTTAGACATCACGCCTTCAGTTAATGAAAATTGTACTTCAGATCGGTCTTCCCAAATAACATGCGGAAGATTTGCCCAACCTCCGCGCGCCATAATGGGAGCGCTTTGCTCCGTAAGCATTGCCATATTTACCTTTTCAAAATACAAAACAGGTTCTCCTTCTTCTAGATAACGAGAACCAAATTGCATCGGTACTTTAGCTTTGAGCATTACCTCATACAATTCTTTTACACCAAAATATTCATCAACCATTAGCTTCACCTACTTAAAAAAGGGTAGGGAAAAACTCCCTACCCTATTAAGCAACCACTAAATAATCAACATAACCAATATAGGCCCAGCCAATTTTGGCTATGCCAATTAAAGCATTTCAGCCCTCAGATCCAGAGCCTACAGAACCATAGTCGTTACCAGAATCACCGCTATCATTAGTAGCTAGAGCATAACGAACTAGCTTCATCATTTCGTTCTTACCATCTTCATTAGTAGAACGAAGAACCTGTAGCTGCATCTCAAAAGTAGAAGGATCGCCTTCAGCTTCTAGAGTAATGGTAACCTCGGATAGAACTTTGGCCTTACCAATAATGAACTGGAATGGTTCATCCTTACCAGTCTTCTCAGAACGCATGAATGTATCACCAACAACCTTATAGGTGCCAGGGAAAGTGTCAGGAGAAATGGTTACTTCAATAGCAGTTTCAGAAGCAGCATCAGAAGTAATAACCTCTTCCCAGAAAATACGAACGTGATCGCCATAAGCGGTAGCAACAGTCTTATTAGTAGTTACAGGTTCTGCACCGGAAGTATCAGTTACAGTACCAAGCATGGCAGGATTAACGAAGTTAATCGCCTTGCTGCCATCTAAAACGATAGGACTACCAGATTCAGTTTCAACAACTAGCTGGGTACGAGCGCCAGTAGTTAAATTAATTAAACGAATTGGATGCCCATAAGTTGCTTTAGGATGCATAGTAATACCAGTCAAGTGATCGGTAGGTAGTGGCATTACACCATTAGCCTTGCAAACAACTTCTTCAGTATGACGAACGATAACAGAGTCATCCGCCTTTGGACGCTTGATAGCGCCGCCGAGCATGAAACGTAGGGATTCAAGAGAAATTAGCGCGTCCTCAAGAGTTAGGTTAATTTCTTTACCATAGTCCCAAGAAATGAGACGAGGGTTGCCCCAACCACCATTTGCGCTAACATTTTCGGCAGTGGTTTCAATAGTAGATACCTTTAGGGTGTCTAGGAATAGCACGATATCGCCAGCGTATACACCAGCAGCAAGATCATCGTCTAGAGCTTCAAAATATACGTTAGCAACTTCTTTAATCAATTATGTTACGATTGTACCTGTATCAATCTCTTATGCTTTCACATAAGTTCAGACTATATCTTCTTCCGATTTCTCGGAGTCTCGCACAGGCGAAGCAGGATTTTCTTCGCTCATAGTCGTTGAGCCTTCTAAGTAATATTTCCATTTATATCCTCCTGCCGTTTTTCTATGTCCAGTTACACAACGTGTAATTGAACTACGACAGGTCCCAGTTTTTTCACTTGCTTCACGTTGGCTGTCATATACATTCAGCAAGTTACCTTGTAAATCATATTGAGCTACTTTAGTTTTTGAGGCTTCCGCGGCCAATGGCTGAACACGCTCAGCCCATTGTTGAACGCTTTTTAAACGATGAGCCCCAGTAAAACTATGTTTACTATTTTCAGAATACGTTACCCATTCTAAATTTGCAACATGATTATCATGTTTATTAAAATTTTTATGATTTACTACTGGTAGGTTGTCCGGATTACTAATAAAAGTTAAAGCTATTAATCTATGTACACGATATAATTTATCAGATAAAGTAGCAAGTAAATATCCATCTTTATCTAACCATTGAGAAACAATCTTATGTGTTTTTATTTCTCTTATTTGGCCATCGGTACTAGCTTCATAATTATTATCAACGGGAATCATTTTCCACATTATTATTCACTCCTTAGCTTGGTTGCTGATCATCCATTGTAATATCTCATTACTTTTTAAAGCATTCACATTCGCGCTTTCGCGCCGTGTTGTAGCAAATGAGCTTTAGGAACTTCCAGCAATTCACGAGATTTTCATTAAAAATTACTTTTTAATGCAGCATTAAAATATACCGTATTTATCAAAAATATTAACAGCCATAATAAGTTACCTCCTTAATTATGTTTTATCAGAGCTAGCAATGGAACGCATCCAATGTTTTAACTGATTTTTCTTTAATTTTGCTCCTGCTAGAGCAGCTTGATTATTTATATTAAACTGATCGCGCCAGCCCATACGCTTTAACTGGTCTTGAAGAGCATAATATGTAATGTTCCAAATATTTTCCATATTTAAACCGCAGTTATTAATAGTAATACTACCGACGAGGTCTGAAAACTTTAAGTCGTTCTTCTCTCTTGCCGCCTGTTTAGCTTTCGCTTTACGAACTTTTTCTCTATTCGCGCGCATTTGTAATTTTAATTTCACGGTCGCAGGTGGATCATCTGGATTAATGATTATTTCTTCGCCCTCTTGTTCTAAAAAATAGGCGCGCCGAATAATTTGCTGAAGCTCATAAAACTTATCCTCACTCAATATGTGTTTTTCTTCCAATGGCCCCATAATAATTTGCGCCGGATCTAAAGAAAAATTTATATCTTCATGAGTGAAAAAATAAAATGCTTCTTTTAACGTTGCCTTTGCTTCAGCGTCTATTGATGCCATCATTAAAATGTATTGAAAGTCTGTTAAGCTATTCAATAATTCTTGTAACTCAGGATCTTCTCCTGGCTTTAATAGCGGCTTAACGGCAGTAATCGTTCCTAGATATAATTGAAATTTAGAATAACCAATATCAACAATTTCCCCGAATTTGACAGAATGGATCGCACAAATATCATCTAATAAAATCGGAGTACCTTTCTGAAATTTTAAAATTTCATCATCAGTTAAATTCATTGATTTTATACCTCATAGAGTATCCGCCAATCCATGGAGATAAGGTTAAATTGTCGGCTCGATGGAATTGTAAATTTCCAATTCCAGCCATTTTACTTTGATTAAACATTATATCTATTTCTTGCATAATTAAATATGGACGTAATGAATGATCATTCAAAAGCCATTCATCATATGGGCACGCTATATCAAAACGAACAGTAGAAACTTTAAATTCAGGATTAATTTGATTAACAACAAAGTCATCAAAAATAGCAGTAATATATGACATTTTTTCAGTGCTGTCATCAAAAATTTTAGGAACAATTAAAATTTGCTTGTTAACTAATTCTGCGCCATCAACATCTGGTTGCGGTTTTCCATTACATTCTTCTTTAAATGGATCTCTAGTTTGATATTTTAATAACCTACAGATTCTTTGATTTTGCATAATTTTATTAGCTATTTTAAAAGTATTGTCACCCATTACGGCAAAGCGACGTTGAGTGTTTGCTAAATCCATATTATCTCACCTCTTACCATAATGGAATAACAGAAATAGTTTTTGTATATTCTTGCCCATTATATAAAGCAGTTAATACAAAAACGCCGAGTTCATTTTTATCATTGGCTTGTAAAGTACAACTATCATTTGTTGTTTTCACAATAGTCGCAAGAGTATTACTAATAGTAAATGCTACTGTGCTATTTAATTCAGAAGTGCCAATTAATTTATAACTATTTTGTCGGTCTAATCGAATTTTGTCACTACCTTCAATATAAGCAGAAAAACCTTGATCTGTATCACTAACGGTAACAGATAATGTTTTTTGAATATCAGGATAGTCCTTGAGCTGAATAATTATATCTACAGTACCAGGGCCAACCGCAGTTAATGTACCATCAACAAATTTGGCAATTTTTTTATCAGTAGTAATATATTCTATTTCTGCATCATACGGCACACCATTTTTTGTTAGTGTAAATACAGGAATAATTGGATCCCCGATATTAAAAATTTGCTCGTTATTAGGTATAGACAAATCATACTTAGCAATTTTATCAGTATCCGCTAAATTATTATTTACATCATCATAAATACTATTGATTTTGCCTTCTGTTAATGATAAATAAATAATTCCAGGGACACTAGTATGATCATATTCAACAACAGTCCATGATTCTTCCTCTACAATAAAATTCGTAGATCTATCAATTGGATAACGAGGCATAAGTAATTCAGCATATTTATTAGGTTGTGGAGTAATTAGGTTATTCCACGTTCTAAAATTTCCCTTAATCTTACTATCCAATGAACTAACAAAATAACTCCAAGATTGCCGCACATGTCCTTGTGCATCAACCCATTTCATTAAATAATTACAACGAACAATCCAAAAAGTACGATATGTTCCATTTACTTTTTTCTCTTCTTGAACTAGTATCCATTTTTCAATATCTCCATTGTCTAATGTCCAATTCATAATATCTCCTACTACAAGAGGAATATCATTAGAAACATTTAAGAACATAATTTTTTCGTGCTCTTTATCTTTGTTCGTCAAAATAATTCCATCAAAATATAATCCACGCTCAACAGATAATTGACGTATTGTATGCGGTGATTCTTCAAGCCATTTATTAAAAGATCGAATGCCACCATTCCGAATACGCTCAGCAGTAGTTTCTCCCATATGATTAATTCTAGACCAATAAACATCAAGATAGGCCATTCGGAAAATCCAAAGCTCCCACTAAATTCATACATTCAAAAATTGTTCGTCTAAAATATTCATATGATAAATGCCTTAAAGAACTAAGCTTTCCAATTAGCGGCCAATAGTTAATACAATTAGCCCCCAATCCTTCTAATTCAATAATAATTGAATCTAAAAACTTTTCCCATTCACCATTCTTTTCTTTTTCGCATAGCAAACCATAAATGCGGCCCTTTAATTTATTTTTGTACCCATCAAATGTATCATTATACAACATTCTTCTTACCTGCCAATTTCTTAAATAAATCAGCCGGACGTTTTTCTCTAGAGCGATCATAAATGCCTTCGGCTTTATGGATCTCTAAATTAATCGCCGTTTCTAGTTTATTTAATTTATCTAAATGGTTGGCTTGCGAAAAGTCTTTATCTGCATACAATTGTCTAATATTTTCCCAACTAGCAATACAACGCTTAACCCATTCA